CCGGGCCGCTACCTGCTCACCAGCCTGGTCTACCTCGCCGGCACGGAACGCCGCCTGCATGGCTACACGATGCGGAGCGATGGTCGCCCGCCAAGGTGCTACTACGGCCTGGCACCGCGCTTCTACGAGGAGTATCCGCACGAGTCGGACCGGCCGTCGTTCCGGGCCGAGGTGGTGGAGAACGCCGTGCTGGCAAAGCTCCGCGACTACCTGGCCGACAAGCGCAACCAGCGGGCGATCCAGGCCGAGATCAGCCGGCGAACCCGCAAGGCCCAGGCGAACGTGGAGGCCCTGGAGAAGCAGCTCGGCGCGGTGCGGGCCAAGATCGAGCGCGGCACCGAGAACCTCGCATTGGCCAATCCCGAGGACGTGCCGGGCATTTCGCGCTTGCTGGCCACGTGGCGCGACGAGGAGGCGAAGCTCAAGGAGAAGCTCCAGCAAGCCAAGGGCGAAGGTGGGCCGACGCCCGAGTCACTGGCGGTCATGGCCCGGATCGACCAACTGCTGGATCACCTGAGCGAGGCCGACCGGGAGAAGCTGGCATTCGCCATCCGTCAGACGGTCAAGCGGATCACGCTACGGCGGACGCGCCTGGGCGACGGCCGACACCGCGTCACGCTCTGGGACGGGGCCATCGAGCTGCGTGACGACCTCGGCCCGAAGGCGACGATCCCGCTGACCGACGACGACCTGCCCGGTCCCGGGCGCTGGCGCGACGCGGCGCGGTTCGTCCGCGAGCACGGCGGCGTGGTGTACCTGGGCGAGGTAGCCTCGGCCCTCGGCATCCACAAGGCGTTCGCGTCGCGGCTCCTGGCCCAGGCGGTACTGGCGGGCAAGGTCCGCAACCTGGGCCACCAGAAGGGCTGGACGGCCACATCTCCGCGTTTGTAGTTGTTCGCCATTTGCACGTCTTTCGATCATCCTTCAACGTCGCGGCGGGCAACAGCAGCGGCTACAACTACGCGTCCGGCCGGCTCGACCACCAGACCTACTTCAAGGCGATCCGGGTCGAGCAGGTCCACCTCGAGGCCGTCGTCCTCGACCACGTCCTCGCGGCCTGGTTCGACGAGGCGGCCCTTCTCCCAGGTCTGCTGCCCGACGACCTGGGGCCGTTCGTCCACTGGCCGCACCAGTGGTTCTGGGACGGTCACGAGCACGTCGACCCCGCCAAGGAAGCCACGGCCCAGGCCACCCGCCTGGCCAACCTGACCACCACGCTCGCCGACGAGTACGCCCGCCGCGGCCTCGATTGGGAGGCCCAGCTGCGGCAGCGCGCCAAGGAACTGGCCCTCGTCACCGCGCTCGGGCTGACCCCTGCGCTGGCCCCACCGACCACGAACCCCGAAGAGGAGCCCGACGATGCCCTCGCCACGCCGGACGACTGACGACCACCCGCCGCGCCAGCTGCGGCTGGAAGCCCCGACCACCCTCGACCTGGAGGCCGCCGGCGAGGGGGGAACCACTCTGCCCCGCTTCCGCATGGTCGCCTACACCGGCACGCCGATGCGGGTGGCCGGCTGGCGGCACCCGGTGGTCATCGACCTGGCCGGACTGTCGATCCCGTCGCAGGCCCGGCCGATCCGCTTCGGGCACGACCCGCTGTCCGGCGTCGGCCACACCGACACGGTGCGGGTCGAGGACGGACAACTGGTCGCCACCGGTCTCGTCTCCCGCGACACGCCGGCGGCCCGCGAGGTCGTGACCTCGGCCCGCAACGGGTTCCCGTGGCAGGCGTCGGTCGGGGCGTCGGTCGAGGAGTTCGAGTTCGTCAAAGACAACCAGCAGGTGCTGGTCAACGGCCGTAGCTTCACTGGCCCGCTGAACGTGGTCCGCAAGGCCACGCTGGGCGAGATCAGCTTCGTCGACCTCGGGGCCGACGGCCGCACCTCGGCCGGCATCGCCGCCAATCAGTCTGGAGACTGTAGTCTGCAGTCTGCAGTCGAACCAGACGAAAGCCCGCTACAGACTACGGACTGCAGACTGCAGACTGTTGAGGCGGTGCGGTCCCAGGCCATCGCCGAGACCAACCGGATCACGGCGGTGCGGCGGATCTGCGCCGGGCGGTTCCCGGAGATCGAGGGCCAGGCCATCCGCGACGGCTGGGACGCCACCCGCACTGAGTTGGAAGTGCTGCGTTCCACCCGGCCCCGTTCGCCAATGATCGGGTCGGGCGACGGAGGCGTCAGCGGCGCGGTGCTGGAGGCGGCCTGCCTGCTCACCGCCAAGCTCGACGGCGTCGAACGGCTCTACCCGGAACAGACGCTCGAACAGGCCTCGCGGCGGTTCCGGGGCGGCATCGGCCTGCAGGAACTCCTGCTCGAAGCGGCCTGGGCCAACGGCTACACCGGGCGGAATTTCCGCGACCACCGCACCGTCCTGCGCTACGCCTTCGGACGGGGCATCGAGGCGGCGTTTTCGACGGTGGACATCGGCGGCATCCTGTCCAACGTCGCCAACAAGTTCCTGCTCGACGGCTTCTTCTCCGTCGAGCGCACCTGGCGGAACGTCTGCGCCGTGCGGAACGTCTCGGACTTCAAGACGGTGACCAGTTACCGGCTGATCGGCAAGGACCAGTACGAACTGGTCGCGCCGGGCGGCGAGTTGAAACACGGCACGCTAGGCAACGAAACCTACTCGAACCGGGCCGACACCTACGGCCTGATGCTGTCCATCGACCGCCGCGACGTGATCAACGACGACCTCGGTGCGATCACGACCGTGCCGCAGAAGCTCGGCCGCGGCTCGGGGCTGAAGATCAACGACGTCTTCTGGACGACCTTCCTCAACAACGCCGTGTTCTTCACCGCCGGCAACGCCAACTACATCTCCGGCGCGACCACCGCCCTGGGCATCGACGGGCTGACCGCCGGCGAGGTGGCCTTCCTCGACCAGGTGGACGGCGACGGCAAGCCGATCGGCGTCATGCCGGCGATCCTCCTGGTGCCGACCGCGCTCTCGGCGATCGGCTCGCAGTTGTTCAAGTCGCTGGAGTTGCGCGACAACGCCTCGACCGCCAAGTACCCGATCACCAACCCGCACCAGGGCAAGTTTCGGGTCGAGGTCAGTCGCTACTTGGGCAACGCCAAGTACCCCGGCTTCTCAGCGAAGGCGTGGTACCTGCTGGCCGAGCCAACCGACCTGCCGGTGATCGAGGTGGCGTTCCTGAACGGCCAGGAGGCCCCGACCATCGAGACGGCCGAGGCGGACTTCCATGTCCTGGGCGTGCAGATGCGCGGCTACCACGACTTCGGCGTCGCCCTGCAAGATCCGCGTGGCGGCGTGAAAGCCAAAGGCGAGGCGTAACCCAAGGAGACCAACCGATGGCACAAGCAATTTTTGTCCACGAAGGGGCGTCCATCGACTACACGCCGGGGGCCGACGTTGCGGCCGGCGACGTTGTGGTTCAAGGCGACCTCGTTAGCGTCGCCAAGTTCGACATCAAGGCCAACGTGCTTGGCTCTCTGTACGTCGTCGGGGTCTTCGACTTCGCCAAGGCGACCGGGGGCGGCACGGCGCTGGCCGCGGGCACGACGGTGTACTGGGACGACGCCGCCAACGTCGCCACCTCGACTTCTGCCGGCAACAAGCAGATCGGCAAGGTCGTGAAGGCCGCTGCCGACGGTGACGCCACGGTTCGCGTTCGCATGACCCAGTGAGGACGCCATGCCCGACCTGTTGCAAACCGGCTCGGACTGGCTCGCCGACCAGTTGAAGGAACACGTCTCGCGGCCGGTGGTCTACCGCCGTGGGGCCGACGAGGTCGCGGTGCAAGCGACTATCGGACGCACCCTCCTGAAGCTCGACGACGGCTACGGCGGCGTGCGGATGGAATGGACCGACCGCGATTTCCTGATCCAGGCGGCGGACCTCGTCCTCGGCGCAGGGGCAGTGCTGCCCGAGCGGGGCGACAAAGTTCGGGAAACAGTCGGAAGCAAAACGTTCGTGTATGAGGTGATGGCCCCGGGCAAGGAGCCGCCCTGGCGCTGGTCGGACGTGTACCGCAAGCTCCTGCGGATTCACACCAAGCAAGTGGGAGTCGAGTAGTGGCCGCGACGATCCTCGCCATCGCCGACGCCGTGGTCGCTCAGTTGAACGCGACCACCTTCAGCCAGCCGGTGACGGCCGAGCGGCACTACCAGCCGCAGTTCGAGCTGTCGGAGATGACGGATCTGCGCGTGAGCGTCGTGCCTCGGTCGGTGACGAGCAAGGGGCTCGACCGCAGTCGTGACAGCTTCGACTATCGCATCGACGTGGCGGTGCAGCAGAAGCTCGATCCGACGCCGCGGAACCTCGATGCGCTCATGGCACTGGTGGAGGAGATCGCCGACCACTTCCGGTCGGAGCCTCTGGCTGGCTACCCGCAGGCCCGCTCCACCGAGGTCGAGAACGTCCCGGTTTACTCGCTGGAACACCTAGACGAGTTCCGGCAGTTCACGAGCGTCGTCACGCTGACCTACCGCGTGTGGAGGTGATCCATGATCGGCATGACCTTCCAGGCGGCGAAAGGCGGCTTCTTCGACCGCGACAAGGTGAAGCGGTCGGTGGACGCCGGCACGCGGCGGGTGTTCTCGAAGTTCGGCGCGTTTGTCCGACAGCGGGCCAAGACCTCGATCCGCAAGCGCAAGGGGACCAGTCCGCCCGGCACGCCGCCCTACTCGCACGTTGGCCTTCTGCGGAAGTTCATCCTCTTCGCCTACGACCCGCAACGCAGGAGCGTGGTCATCGGGCCGACGCTGACGAAGGAAGAGTCCGAAGCACCGCGCCTGCTCGAACACGGCGGCGCGACGGACCTGGAGGTCCGGGGCAAGACGCGGCGCGTTCGCTACCGGCCGCGCCCGTTCATGGGGCCGGCCTTCGAGCAGGAACAGAAGCAGTTGCCCGGTTTGTGGCGCGACTCGGTTCGCTAGGAGACTCAATCATGGCAGTGAAACTCGGCCTCGACGCCAAGCTCTACCGCAACACGGGCACCATCCCCGCCCCGGTGTGGAACGAGATCCACAACGTCAAGGATGTGACCTTGAACCTGGAGGCCGGCGAGGCGGACGTGACCACGCGCGGCAACGCCGGCTGGCGGGCCACGGTCGCCACGCTCAAGGACGGCTCCATCGAGTTCGAGATGGTCTGGGACACGGCCGACGATGACTTCGGCGCTATCCGCGACACCTTTCTCAATCGCGGGGCAATGGAGTTCGCGGTCATGGACGGCGACATCGCCGCGTCCGGCTCGCAGGGATTGCGGGCGACCTGCATGGTCACCAACTTCAGTCGCAATGAGGCGCTCGAAGAAGCCATCACCGTCAGCGTCACCGTCAAGCCGACGTACTCGGTAACGCCTCCGGCCTGGATCATCGTGCCGTGACCCAAGGAGAACCGTTCGCATGCGTACCTTCAACGACAACGCCGGCCGGATCTGGACCGTCGCCATCAACGTGGCGGCGATCAAACGGGTGCGCGGCCTGCTCAACGTCGATCTCTACAAGCTGGTGGACGATGGCTTCAAGCCGCTCGGGGCACTGGTCGGCGACCCGGTGATGCTCGCCGACGTGCTGTATTGCCTCTGTAAGGAGGAGGCGGACGCCAAGCAGATCAGCGATGAAGACTTCGGCCGCGCGCTGGCGGGCGATGCGATCACCCTGGCGACCGACGCCTTCCTGGAGGAACTGATCGATTTTTTCCCCGAAGCGAGGGCGCGGAGCAGCCTGCGGAAGATCGTGTCCGAAAGCCGCAAGGTCCGCGACCGGCTGATGGTCCGGGCCGAGAAGGTGCTGGAGACCTTCGACGCCGACCGCGAAGCGAACAAGTTGTTGCGCTCGTTTGGCATTGCGCCGGAGTCCTCGGCATCGACCCCGGCCCCTTCACCCTCCGAGAACTCTGCCTGATGGCCGAGGCCCGGAGCCGCGCAGCCGCGAGCGTTGATAGCCGCTGTGAAACCTGGTACACTCTTCTAAAACCATGAGTCCGAGGTGATGCCGACACCATGAGCTAGTGCATGGATCATGAACAACCTGAACCAGACGGTTGACGAATCTTCACACGAATCCCCCCCACCTGTTTCGGTGGACGCCCTCCCCAGCCACATCGGCCGCTACCGCGTCGAGCGCGTCCTGGGCAAAGGCGGCTTCGGCCTTGTTTACCTCGCTCACGATGACCAATTGCAACGGCCGGTCGCCATCAAGGTGCCGCACCGCAAACTGGTGGATCGTCCCGAAACGGCCGAGTTGTATCTGACCGAGGCCCGCACCGTCGCCGGGCTGGATCATCTGCACATCGTTCCCGTCT